TTATCACCATTCCAAGCTGACTGTGCAATTGGATCATCAACACTTGAACCTGATGTATAACTTCTTCTTACAATTTGATAACCTGTTCCAGTGTCTTCAAAAAAGATTCCATTGTTTGCATCAAAAGTTCCAACACGTTGTTCTAACCCAGATTCTTGTGCATTCATTACAAATGTATTAAATATAAATAATGATTTACCTGGTTGATAACTCATCACTCTTTTTGATTGTCTAATCACTTTATCACCACTAGCTGTAGTTACATTTAAATTAACGGTAGATTTATTTGCGGTATAAGTAACAGTTCCTGATCCTGTTAAGTCTTCATCAAAGAGACTGTTCTTTGACATTACATTTGAACTATCAAAAATAGTAAATGGATTAGATACTCTTAATCTTCCAAATGCATCATAAGCTGTAGATCCATTTCCACCACCGATAACTGTTGGTTCTACATTGACATTATTACAAGACATTAATTTGACCTCATATTAAACCAAGTAAATCTTTCTACTTCTTGTTTTAATTCTTCTTGAAATGCAAAATTCAATTGGTTTTTTAATGTTTCTAAAGATGCAGTAAGCTGTCTTTGATTACTGACGTCATATTGTTCTTTAGGTTCAGGTATAGGTACAGTTATTTTTGCCATTATCTTCTACCATCTGGTTGAAAATCAAATCTAAATAAACCTAATCTCCAATTTTCATCTGTAGAATTATTAGATATTTTTAAAGCAGCCAATCTTGCTCTAGCTCTTAAATCTACTTTTTGAGTTGAACTATTAATAGTGAAAGGTCCTAAAGGTGAACTTGTTTGTGTATCAGAAGGGTAATCTCTTAATTGCATCGTAATCTCTGCATCGCCTTGTAAAACTTTAAAGTCAGGTACTAATCTTCTAATTTTAATAAAAAACTCACCGTCTCCATTCGCATCTAAATCAAAATCACCTGATTGAATATAAGCAGGTATTGCAGTTTTGTTACCACTTGCATCAACTTCATTAACACCTGTTTCATGTTCGTAGTAAGTAGACTTACCTTGTGATGAACTAATTCCATTTACAGTTGGAAAGTTAGGAGTACTATTTTGTGTAAACTTAGTTGCATAAGGCTTATCAAATACGGCTTGATCTGCATAAGAACTTCTTGCTAATGTTCCTGTAACCCAAGTTTGTTCTAAATAATTATATACTACCATTCGATTATTGAAAGTACTTGAGGCATCTGGATAAAACCATGTTATTTCATTAAATAAACTATTGTGAGAGGCGTACACTTGTTGACCTCCATTGAAATTTAAACCTGGATTAGTTCCTGTTGTTTTAAAAACAAAATCTTCTACAGGACACGGCATTCTTTTAACTGATCCATCAAAAATAAAAAACCCTCCTTCATCAGACATCCAATACACCGTTGTATCCACAAATACCATAGAGTTCTGTCCAATAACACCGCAGTTTGATCCTACCTGTCTAATTGAAAACGTAAAAGGAGGCCCTACAAATTGTATGATATAAGCAGAAGTATCTGTTCCAATAAAAGTATAATCTTTACCTTGCACCGCTGATCTTATTTCTGAACCAGAATCAAGTTGAAAAGTCCCTGCTGTATTCACTGAAGTAGGTTGATAATCTGTTCTGTCCTCTTGATCAGAAAATCTTATAAACATTTTATTTTGTGTGTTTGGAGATCCAATTGTAGTTTCAGTCCCTAAATGAAATAAATGTCGATCTCTATCAGATACTATAGTCATTACAGATGCGGTGGGATTGTTTGCAATACTTGTTGCTCTTGTAGAAAGAGCAGCACCACTTAAAGATATAGGAGACCATTCAAACGACCTGCCATTGTGTACCGTTGCAATTAATATCTGACCATAATTATCTAAAGACCATATTCCAGGATTAATAGTTGTGTTAGTAGTTGTTCTAGGAGTGCCCCATGTTGAACTACCCCATAAACCTGCTCCCCAGCCATAACCTCCTGATTGCACTAAAGGTCCAACTTTAATGTAGGGTAGTGGATCTAAAGTGCCATCATTCGTGGCTCCTGTTCCCGTTTCAGCTGTGGGCATTTGAATTGTAAATGTTAAAGTTGTTGGTGTTGTTTTTACTTCAAATAACACATCATCAAAGTCAGTTGCTGTGTAATCTGTATCAGGTGAAGTAAATGATCCTGCGTTTTCAAAAGTAAGTATATCTCCAATTTCTAAATTATGAGCTCCAGTTGTTGTAATAGTAACTGTTGTAGATCCATTTGTAGTTGTAATGTTTGCACCTGTTTGTTGTCGGTCAGGATCTATTGGTGTAATGTCATAAAAAACTCCAGAGTAATAAATATATAAACATCTATTTGTTCCAATAGCAGCATATTTTCTACCATCTAAATCAGCCCATGTATGTTGTGCTCTTGCAACTCCTATTAATTCTGAAGAAGTTACCTGTGCCCAACCTCCTATTTTTTCAGGTTGACCATATCTAAAACGTACATTATCTCCATCAACCCAGTTATTTTCATTTTGAGTATCGGTCAATTGTTTATTAAATCCAGGTCTAAAAGGTATTTTTGTTAAAGCCATATGGCTATTTTATATTACAAAACAGGCTTAGTCTAGAAGACTTTAATTTCCTTGACTTATATAATCTTTCTTTTATTTAATTTGTATAAAAACATGAAATTTGATTTTTGGACATGGAACAACGTTTTTTCACAAAATGAAATAAAAAAACTAAATAAATTTATAGAAAAAAACTTAGATAAAAAAGAAACTCAAGAACATGGTGCTAGAGACATAATAGGTCATAATCATAAACAACTTAAAACAAGTTGGATATTTTACCATAATCTTAAACATCATTTGAAAGACGTAATACCTAATGCTTTATCTGTAAATCATCATTATTTTGGTTTTGACTTATATCCTTTATTAAAAAACGATTATTTAAATTACAATATTTATGATCCTGTGAAAGAAGATAATTATGACTGGCATATAGATGGATCAAAATCTGATGTTTATGATTTAAAATTAACAATATTAATTAACTTGTCAGAAAAAAAATATAAAGGTGGAGAATTTTTAATATTTAATCAATGTCCATTTATAGTAGATTCTTTTTCAAAAGCAGGAGATGTAATTATGTTTCCATCTTTTTTAAATCATAAAGTAAACCCTGTTAAAAATAATGAAAGAAGATCTTTATCTATTTTTTTAAAAGGTCCAAAACTTAAATAATGAATATTTTAGGAATTCAGTTAGGGCATCTTAGCTCTGTTACTTTATATAAAAAGGGTAAATTAGTATATTACAATCAAGAAGAAAGATTGTCTAAGATAAAAAAAGACAATTCTATTCCTATAATGTGTTTTCAACAATTAAAAAACTACGTATCTCACATAGATATCGCTTTTGTTACTGGATACAATCCATGTGAGATTTCAAGTCAGATATATTATTTATTAAAAAAATTTAATGTTTGTGACAAAGAATTTGGTACTTATTTTTTATTTAAAAGTCATCATTTAATGCATGCTGCTAAAGCTTATTTTAGTTCTGGTTTCAAAAATGCTTTAATATTTGTTGTTGATGGAAGAGGTTCTTCGTACAATTTATCTGATGGATCAATAGGGTATGAAACAGAAAGCGTTTATACTTTAGACTACCCAAATGATTTCAATGCTATTTTTAAAAAAATATATACCAGGCAAGAAGAAATTAAAAATTTAAAAGTAAATCCTGATTTTGAATCTCCTCTTGCTTATAAAATAAAAAATGTAAGTATTACTAAAGATACTATTTTTAAAGTAAGTAACCAACATGTCTTAGGTCAATTTTATTCTGCTATTTCAAAAACAATTGGTTTTGATAATGAAGAAGGTAAATTAATGGGTTTAAGTGCTTATGGAAAATCAAACCTTTCTATAAAACATTATTTAAACCAAAAAAACATTATAAACCCAAATAATTTAATTTTAAAAAACCATAATTTAATATCTTCAAAAGAAGATTTAAGTTATGAAACACAATTAAAATTTGAAAAAGAATATTTAAATTTTATGAAACCTTTTGTAAAAAAATATAGTAAATATAAAAACATTATATTAACAGGAGGTACAGGATTAAATATATTGAATAATAGAAAAGTAAAAGATTATTTTAAAAATCACAATGTTTATGTAGATCCTATGTGTGGCGATGAAGGTAATAGTATTGCAACCTGCCAACATTATTTATACACAAATAAAAAAGATTCATCTTTCGATAAAGTAAATTCTTTATACTTAGGACCAAGTTACTCTTTAAATAAAAATGTAAAATGTAAAAACTCAGATGAGAAAAAAGTAGTGGATCTTTTATTACAAAAAAACATTGTAGCTTTGTATCAAGATAAAGCAGAAGCTGGTCCTAGAGCATTGGGTAATCGAAGTTTATTAATGGATCCAAGAATACCAAATGGAAAATTTATAATGAATGAATTAAAAGGTAGAGAACAATTTAGACCTTTAGCTTGTTGTGTTTTAGAAGAATATGCTAAACATTGGTTTGATTTAGATTATTCTCCTTATATGATGTATTCTGCCTTTGCAATAAATAAAACTAAAGAAAAAGTTTCTTCGATTGTTCACGAAGATAATAGTTGTCGAATTCAAACTATTAATAAGAAACAAAATCCTATTCTTTATAAAATATTAAAACTGTTTTATAATAAAACTAAAGTTCCAATACTAATGAACACTTCTTTTAATTTAAAAGGTCAACCTATCGTTGAAACACCAACCGATGCTATTAATACTATTAAAAAATCAAAATTAAAGTATTTATATTTTAGTAAAGAAAAAAAATTGTATGAAGATAATTAATTTTAAAAGTCCTCCTAAAAATAACTGGTTTGCACCAGAATGGAATTACTATGTTTTTGAATCTAAACTAGAAAAAATAAACTTTAAAAAGCTTTCAACATATTTATTAAAAAAAGAAAAAAATTTATTAAAATTACCAAATACCATAAAACAAAATAAATATTCAGATGGTTACACAGGGTTAGGTAAAAATAGTACGACATCTAGATATGATAAATATAATGTTTTAAAATGGGACAATAAAGAAATTAGTTTAATTAAAAAACAAATAATAAGTTTTCATAATTCTATTTTAAAAAAATTTAACTTTCAACCAGTAGAAGCTTTATATGCTCAATGTTGGGTTAACATCATGAGGAAAGGTCAATCCATAAAACCTCATCTTCATTCCGTTAGTCCTAATTGTTATTTTGGAGGACATATTTGTGTTCAAGCTGAAGACACATCGACTTATTATATTAATCCAATAAATCAAATTTCTGATCCAGAAACTTTTAAAAGTAAAAATGAAATAGGTAAAATTACAATTTTTCAAAATAATATGCCTCACTACACAGATACACATGTAGGTAATAAAGAAAGAATAACTATAGCTTTTGATTTATCCCTTATTAAACAAAGTGATAATGAAATTAAATTAATATAAATTATTTATTAATTAAAATGTTCCATTCAAAGTTATTTAATATTTCATCAAGGTAAATTATTTTTTCTTTTTTATTTTCAAGGCATTGATGAAGTTCTTCTATATCAATTATAACCCATTGATCTTTGGTTTCAAAAACCATTTTTTCAGCTTTTGTTTTTAAAAAACCTTGTTTACCTAATTGATCGTCTTTTACTTTAGATATTGGTCTTAAATCAAATTTAAATTCTCTATTAGAATATTTTTTTAATATTCCTTTTACATCCCAGAGTTCAGTTCTTTTTTGAATATGGGTTGCTTTTTCATAACTTATAAAATTATCTAAAAACTTCAATTTTTTTTATTATCAATCATATCAAAATTTATAATACACCTAGTCCCTTTTGTTGGTTGTTCAGCTGTATGCCAGGTCATTCCATCAAATATTACAACAATACCTTGTTTAGGTGTTATTCTTTTTTTAATTTTAATATTTTTATAATAAGTAGTATCTAATGTGTATGCACCCTTACTTACATAGTCATATATTATAGTATCTCCATCACAATCGTTTACATAATACAAATATACTAAATGTGATCCTTTCATATCAATGTGAGGGGTGTCTAAACTTTTACCTATTAAATTTTTATTTAAAGATAGTTGTAAAAAACTTCTAATATGATGAGGTATTAATTTTTTTTTAATTTTTTTATTTACATTATCACTAATTTTTTTAACAATATTATAATAGTTACTATTAACGTTACCATTTTCCATAAAAATATGACTTAGGGCTGGCCTGTTTTGTTTTTTGTTAAGACTTGAACTAGTTACATCAGGAGTATAAAACCAAGGGAATTGATTTGAATAAAAAATATTTTTTAAATATTCTTGTTCTTGTTTAGATATTATATTATCTATTATTTGTATTTTTTTCATGACTTCAATTTTTTTCTCTAAAAAAACCAGGCAGACCTAAATGAGGTCTTGTATCAAATATATTTTTATTTGCTCCTTTCGTTTTTTTATTATTGTAATGTAAAAATATTTGAGCACATTCTTTACCTTCAAGCTTATCTCTCCAATGTTCTAAAATATTACCTTTGTATATTAACATATCTCCTGGTGCTAAATTAATTTCTTTTCCTTTTGCTTTAGTTAATTTTTTTGTTGGTTTAGGATTAAAATAAAAAGGCCAGATAGATCCACCTAAATGTATTGTTGTAGATATTTCACAACTAAATCTGTCGATGTGTCTTTGTAAAACATCTCCTTTCATATAAATTCTTCCATAAGCATAATTAACGTTTAGTTTAGTATTTGTTTTCTTTTCTACTAAATTTTTTAATTGAGCCAAAACTACTTCAAATGCTATATCTCCATAAACTGAATAGGTGTTAGGAACTTGATTATCATTCCAGGTACCCATAAAATTTGATTCCATTGGTAAATAATTTTTAGTGTAAAGAGTAAAAGCTACTTGTCTTTTTAAATAAAAATAATTAAATAAAAATTCACTTAATTCTTTTGAAATTGCATTTTTTACAACACAATAATTATTTTTTTTAAAAGTTGTCATTTAAAGTCTGGGCCTGTTATCCATGCAACTAAAGAATATCTGTTTCCTTTTGTTACAGGAGTAACACGATGTAATGTAAAACTTGGAAACAAACATAAAGTGCCTTGTTTTTTAGTAAATTTATAAGGTGTAGTTCCTTCATATAATTCTAAATCACCACCTTCATATTTAGAGGGATCTGAAAGTTGAATACTTAAAGATAGTTTTCTAGTAATCATAGATAAAGATTTATCTACATGGCTATCATAGTGTCCTGAAGGAGCTTTATAATGTGTAAATTGTAATCCTTCAGCAAAACCTTGAATATCAAAATTAAAATATTTTTTATTTAATGTAGTAACACCATCTGTTAATTTCCTATAAAGGAAGTGTGTTTTTTCATCAGGATAAATCCAACTTATTTCGCTTTTTCTATATTTTAAATTAGTTTTTCTTTTGTCTATTCCTTGTCCAATTTTTGCTACTTCTTTTTTATTTTTTTTACCAACTTCTATTACTTGTTCACATTCTTCTTTAGTTAAAAAATCTTCTATAAATGCGTAGCTACAAACTTGATCAACTTTAAATGACCAATATGTGTTATGTCCAACCATAGATGAACTTATATATTAATTTAAGTAAATGTAAATATTTATAATAGATCCCATGTGGAAGTTGTTTCATTCCATACATGAGTCGCTTCTTGATCTACTTCTTTAAACCCTAGCCATCTAGCATTTTCATCTTCAAAATAAACATGCCAAGATTTTGTTTCACCGTTTTCTTGATACTCCAAAACAGTAGGTACATCAACTGTAGGTTTCCATGTTCCATAGGTATAATCAACAACATAATTAACACCTGGTCTACTTCCTATAAACATATCTCTTTCTTCATCATATGTACCATCTACTTCTGCAAAGTTCATTCTGAGTGGCGTACCACCTAATTCATGGACTCCTAATTTTGTATTATATGAAGTTTGAACCCATTTTGCGTTTGGTTCATTATATAGGTTTCTTAAAAATTGAATTCCTAAATTTTCTTGTTCAATACCATTTTCGTCAGTAATAACATCATTCTTCACAGCAACAACTGCTGTTACTACATTATTCTCATCTAATTTTGCAAAGCTAGCCATATTATCCAGTGTAAGTCCCCGACCCAGTAAAAGTTAAAATTGTATCAGATCCGTCTGTTTGAACAGTTGGAGATCCTGTTGTTGTACCAGTGTAATTCAAAGTAGGCATTCTTAAAATAACAACACCTGATCCACCGTTACCTCCATTGCCAATACCAGGGCCACCGCCACCGCCACCGCCACCGCCAGTGTTGGCTGTTCCTGCTTGACCAGGGCCAGAGCTACCTCCGTCTCCTCCGCCACCAGTTCCGCCTGGCTCTCCTGCATTTCCTCTACTTGGTGAACCACCGCCACCGCCACCACCGCCTCTAAGAACGGGTGCACCTGTGATTGATGATGCTAAACCATTTCCACCATGTCCTTGACCAGGAGTGTTACCTAATTCTTTAGCACTTCCGCCACCACCAGTTTGTCCAGTAGGGCCACCGCCAAGATTAGCTCCTCCATTAAAACCTTCATTGGCTGTTCCAGTACCACCGCTAGGGCCAAAGTTAGATCCTCCACCTCCAGAACTACCATCGTCATCAGCAGAGGGTAATGTAATATCAGATCCAATTCCTCCACCAGAAGAGGATACGTTTGTAATGTCAGATCCAGCTAAAGATGAGGTATTTCCTTTACCTCCCCCTGTACACCTTCCTGCAGGTTGACCTAATCTACCAGCACCTCCTTGTCCAATAGTAATTGTGTAAACAGTGTTGGGGTTAAAAGTTCTTGAAGATTGTGAACCCGATCCTCCACCTGATGTTTCAGAAGCATAAGAGTTTCTATATCCTCCTGCACCTGCTCCTCCGCCATCAGCAGAATTGGGTGAAGCTCCGCCACCGCCACCGCCACCTCCGATGACTAAGTAATCAACAGAATATGGTGTAGGTACAAAAGCACCTCTAAATTGACCAACAGAAATTTGTCCTGAAGATGGAATAGGCCCATTGGGAGCAACAACTCCTGCAGGAACGTTTGCTCCTCCAGAATAATACTCAGACATAGATATTGGATTAGATCCACCAAACTCTGTTTGTATATCGGACAATCCAACGTTTGTACTAGGTACAGCCATCTTATTTCTCCTTACTTAATTTCTCTACTTTATCTGTTAATACTTTAACAGCTTCTATTAATAAACATGTTAGTCTATCATATTTTACAGCTTTAACACCATCTGGTCTTTGTGCAACTGCTTCTGGTAAAACTTTTTCAACTTCTTGAGCAATTACACCAACATCTTTTTTTCTAACAAAATACCCATCTTCACCACCTCTTTGATCTATATATTCTTTTTTCCAATCAAATAATACACCATTTAATTTTTTTAAAGACTCTATTGGATCAGGTATGTTTGTGATATTTTCTTTAAGTGCAACATCAGAGGAATAAAAAGCAGTAACATCATTAGTCGCTCTAATTTCTCCTGTAGTTCCTGAAGCAGCAGTTCCAACTCCAAATGAATCAAATTGTACGTCATTACCTGTTCCTAAACCTATGGAAGTTCTAGCTGTTGCTCCAGATTCAGCAACAAAAGTTGACCCATTTCCAACTATGAAATTTCCATTAGTAGTTGCTAATCCTGCAATATTTGTAAGTTCAGTATTGTAAGCTTGAACGTCCGTTCCTACAGTTAAACCTGCCAATTGATTTGAAATTTCTACAATATTGGTTCCATCAGAATAGACTATAGCTGCATTTTTTTCTGTAGTTCCAAATGTAAAGCCTGTTCCTGAAACAGTTTTAAATTGAACTGTAAAAGCTCCTGTTGTTCCATTTATTAAAATATAAGTTTTTTCAATAGAGTCAGGAATTGTTACAATTTGATTACCTGTAATTGTTCCTGTAAATTTTATAACAGCATTTCTTGCATTAGATAAAGTAGCATCCGTCATAGCAAGAGGAGTTGTTTGAGCTACTCCTGCAATAGATACTTCTTGATATCCAGCAATTGCTTGCTGTACTAGTTCTAAATTTGTATTAGTTTTATCGCCCCATGTCCCAGAGTTTTCCCCTGTGACCATTAACTCTAAACCTAATTCTGAATAACTTGATGGCATAATTTAATTATATCCTTATTAAGCTGCTCTATCAACCTCAGTCCATTTATTGTTAACCCCAGGATTTATTTCACTCCAAGCGGTAATGAGTACAGAACCTAATTCCGTTGACATTGAAACACCTGTGGTTTCAGCACTTGCATCATCTGCGGTTGCTTGACCTACAGCGGTTGATAATTCTACACCTGATACAGTGTACGTTGAATTATGGTCTACGTCACCCACTGCTGTCGTTAATTGAATTCCTGTAACAGAAACGTTTCCTGTACCTGTTAAACTTACATCTCCCGCTACAGAATTTAAATTAATTCCAGTAACAGCAACATCAGCATCTGCATCCGTGTCTTCGTTTCCAATAAAGGTATTTAAAGCAATTCCTGTTACAGGAACATCCGCGTTTGCTCTAGCAATCTCATTTCCAATTTGGAATGTTAAACTAACTCCTGTAGTAGGAACTTCAGTTAGAGGGAAAGCTTCAACGTCACCTGCAGATGGTGTTAAATTAATTCCAGTAACAGAAACATTAGCATCTGCGTCTGTATCTTCATTACCTATAGTGGTCGTTAATAAGTTTGTTGCAGGTATGATATCAGCATTAGCTGTTACAATAACATTTTCAGGTGCAATAGTGCTTGGACTTTCTGAAGCAAAAGGTGCCTCAGCAAAAGCTGTTAAAGTGTCTTCGTAAGTTGTAATATTTGTAACAGTTAAATTACCCGCTGAAGTAACTTCAACTGTAATATCGGTAAAAGATTCTTCATCACCAACTGCAAAAGTTAATGAATTTCCTGTTAAAGATACATCAACAACAGAGCTTCCATTAGCTGTATCTACAGCACTTGTTAAACTTTCTCCTGTAACATTAACGTCTGCATTCGCCTGTGCAGTTGAATTTTCAATTTGAGAAGTTAAAGCTATTCCACTTGGGTAAGCAATTACATCCGAAGCTTCTGCACCAAAAGGTGTCTCTGAATATGCACTAACTCCTAGAGCCATAAATTAGGCTCCTTTTTTAAGTTCTTCTATTTCTTTTTTAAGTTCTTTTACAGATTCAATTAATACTGCACAAAGTCTTTCATATCGAACTGCTTTAGATCCATCTTCTCTTGTTGCAACAAGTTCAGGTAAAACTGCTTCTACATCTTGTGCAATTACCCCAACTTCTTTTTCATCTTTTAGATGTGCATTTTTTTCTAAAGCTTCTTTTGTCCAGTTATAGTAAACACCATTTAATTTAGAAACCTTATCTAAAGAATTATCAATGTTTACAATATTTTGTTTTAAATTTCTATCAGAAGTGTTAAAAGCTGTAATATCTCCTGTGGCTGTGATAGCACCTGTTACTGCTAAAGTAGATCCATCAAATGTCATATTTGCTTCTGCATTCATACCATCAGTGCCAGTTGCAGTAACAACTCTGTTGTTTGAACCATTGGTCATGAAGTCAGATACATCAACAGAAATAGAGTCTGCTGCAACGTCAATACCAGTCCCCGCACCAACGGCTAGTGATCCAGATGTTGTAACAGATCCTGTTAATCCATTTCCACCCGTAACTGAAGTTACAGTACCTGTATTTGTAGTAAATCCAGAGTCATTATTAAATCCTGAAATATTAATATTTGCTTTTGTTAATTTCTTTTGAGCATTTACGGAGTCTACTACAACAAAAAAATCTCCGTCTGCATCTGAAGTGGAAGTTGTAAGTTCGGATAAATCAACATCAATCGCATCTGCTGTGACATCAATAAGAGCACCTGCTCCAACATTTAATGTTACATCTCCAGAAGCTCCACCACCTGTTAAACCATTTCCCGCTGTAACTCCTGTAATATCACCAACGTTAATAGAGCCACCTAAAGCAGTTGGGGTTCCGTTGATTGTAATTGAATCATTAGCTAAAGCTGTGTTTGGAATAGCACTTAATCTATCATTAGGAACCGTTCCACTTGCTAAATCCGAAGCATCTAAATTAGTTAAATTTGCTCCACTGATTGCTGGTAAAGTCGCTGGAAACCTTGCATCAGGAACCGTTCCTGAAGATAAGTTAGAAGCATTTAAAGAAGATCCATCAATAAATCCACTGTCATTATTAAACCCTGAAATAGCTATGTTGCCTTTAGTTAATTTCTTTTGAGCACCTACTGAATCTACAACTGCGAAAAAATCACCATCAGCATCAGCTGTAGAAGTTGTTAATTCATTTAGATCTACTGCTAAAGTTGGAGTAGACCCTTCGCCAGAAGCTGCTCCTGTGATACCTTCTCCTGCAGTAATAGTTGCTACATAGTCTCCAGTAGTATCTGTCGTTAATGTAACTGTGTTTAATTCTGCAATTGATCCTAGTCCTAATGTCGTTCTTTGTGCTGCAGCATCCGCATCATCTAATAATGCTTTACCTGCAGTTGTTAAATCAAAAGTTCCTGCAGTGCCTGAACCTGTAAATTGAATACCTTTATCTGCTGCTGAAGTTAATCCTCCAATTGCAGCAAGTTCTGCATCAAGTCTTGCATTAGCTACTGTTCCAGTTGCTAAATTATCTGCATTTAAATTTGTTAAGTTAGACCCATTGTTTGCAACAATGTTTCCACTTGAATCAAGGATAACGGCTTTGGATGCTGGTAATGTACAAAATACATTTTTAGTTCCTGCAGAAAAGTTTACTTTAGCATCACTATTAGATGATGATATAATTGTGTCTCTTGATAAAGTACCTGCACCAACAGTTCCAAGTCCTACTTCAAATTCACCGTTTGAGTTTACAATTGAGTAATACGTTGTGTTTGTATTTCCAATTGCAGATGAAAAAGTTTCAAAACCAGATACTGCTCCTGCAAGTGTAAAAGTTACCGTACCAGTAGTGGTAGAGGTTTCTTTTACTCTATCATTAACAACCAAAGCCATTTAAACTCCTTTATGATATTCTTAAAATTGCAGCAGATGTCGTAAAGTCAGGGAATTGGATAGTAAATGTTCCTGATGTTGCAGTTTTATCACCACCAAAATCCAAAACACAAACTGATGGATCACCAGCTACTGTGTCGTTATAAATTACTGCACCTCTCGCTGTTAATGTTACCCCTGTAAATGATAAATCATTAAAATCAACGATCGCTACGCCTGATGCAACAGAAGTTTGTTGACCAGTTAATACTCCGCCACCAGCTGTATATTGTCCCGATGGTGCCACTTCGCTTCCTGTTGTGTATGAAGTTGTCGCTGCGGATAAATTTGCAACTGATGTATAAAGTGCTAATTTAAAAGTGTTTCCACCTGTATCTAAATCATGTACTCCGTCTAATAACTCTTTTTTAAAAGAATTTGTTACTGCTTGTGATATTGCCATGTTATTACTCCTTATATTTAATTATTGGGTGAAGGTGAAGGTATTTTAACCCTTGGTACTCCATCCACAAATTCGTCTCTTCTTCTTCTGCCCATTTGTTCTAAAGCATAAGATTGAATAGCTTCATTATACCTGTTTTGATATAAGTTGTACATATCGGCAGGTCCTTTTAAGTAACCATAAGCTTCAACTAAACAAGCATATAAAATTAAATCAGGCGCTTTATTAGATAATTCTGTAGTTTGATTTGTAGTACTTAAAGCAGGGGGAGTTACAATGTAATTAAGTTGAATTACATATGCGGAATTAGGTGTTGGAGCTACAACAATACTATTTGCATCCCAATTAGCCCAATATTTAGGCAATCCTGTTGTTCCACCATTATTATACTCTGAAATAAAACTAGTATCTCTTTTATCTAAAAAAGTTCTATCGGAACCATTAATCACCTGCACAGATCTGATAATTTGCGTATCTGGTAAAGTGACATATCTGTTACCACTGGTAAAATTAGAGGTAGCATATTTTCTAGCATAATCAGCATCTACTTCTCTAAATATTCTAAATTCAGCATCTCTAATAAAACCGTTAACAATAGTAGACGTTAATACATTTGAATCAACTTCTGTATAATCTCTAATTTTTTGTACAAGTTCTGCGTAAGTCATATTATGTAATTGTTATTGTAACATTTCCTACTCTAGTTCCAACCTGTCTCTTATTATTTTCTTCAAGAGGTGAAGTTGAGGGTTGCATTCCATTTGAAGTAAATTGACCATCCCAATATTGTGGATCAAGGTACACGGTTACTGGTGCAGCTCTTTGTGGTCTAGCATTCCATAAAGCGATAGGATCAGCTTTTTTAGGTCTAGGATCTAATTGTGGATGTTTAGCTTCAAACTCTGAAGTATGCACCCATGAACCATTCCATTCTTTTACCATTTCTTTATATGGAAAAGCTTGTCCTGATCTATCTGATATGGATTGTGCGAATCTTCCTTTAGCGTATGCCATTATGACCCCTGTGGAAAGTAAACATTAGGTGTGATGTAAACAGAAGTTCTTTGTCCATCTTCTTCTAACGCTCTTTTTAATTCATCTTCGTATAATAATTTTAATGCTTGTATTCTATCAGGTGCAATTTTTTGTGATAAATAAAATGCTAAACCTGAAACCATGCATGGATAAAATCTGTAAGGCATATCCGTTGTGTTTGAATAAGCTCCTGCATCTTCAATTCTAGCAATGTAATAATAAAAAACATTTGTAACTGCAGAAGTATCTGGAGCTAAATATAAAGTTATAGTTGGTGCAATTTGTCTATTAACATAATACTGAGAAGGTGTTCCTGAATCAGATTTATTTGGAATTGCAATGTATTCAGATCTAGAAATTTTAGTTAAAGATTGTTGTGTACCCCCTGTCGTAGTTACAACCATTTCTAATACATCACTACAATCACTAGGTGTAGTGTATGTTGCTTGTCCATTAACTAAAGTTTCAGTTCGTGACTTTACTTTCCAAAGGTTAATACCTCTGTTACCCCATTCTGAAAATAAAAGATTTAAACTTCTTCTTGCTGATTTAATATCGTGACCAGAATTAGTTCTTACGCCACATCTTTCGTAGGCTTCTTCGATTGTTTCATCAATCGTAATATTAAAACTTGTAGTCCCAGATGTAGCCATGTCATGATCCTAAAATTATATTCTGCCAGACATTTTGTAATTTTTATGTCCGCCACCCATTAAACCGCCAGCTTTTGCTTTTTTCATTTTTTTAAAATCTGCGCCTGTAATTTTATCTTTAGGCTCAGCCACTGCAGCTAGTTTTTTCTGTTTAGGTGAAAGTTCTTTATCTTTTTTCATTACATTACTCCTTTTATAAATCTATCATACCACCATAATATAGTTTAGTAAATGCACCCTTAGATGCCATTGTCTTAACATTATCTGGTTTAGGGCCACTGTTGGACGCTTGGCGCTTTCGTGCGACAGCACTCGCCTTTTCTGACTTTGTCATCCGTGTGGCTTTTGCAAGTGGTACACATTTTGGATACTTTCTTCCTTTTGAACCACTGGCTGATTTTCTTCCACATTCTTGGTACTTTCCTTCTTTTTTAGGTGCACCTATATCCACCCATTTTTCTTTAAACCATTTATCTAGACTCATTTGAGTAGGTCACCATAATAATCTTCATATGATTTATTAGACACGTATGAGTCATCAGCTAGTGTAGATTTTATATGACTACCAAAATACTCTGATCTTTTTTTGTATTCTGCTGGAGTTTCTGTCTCCATTACTGGACGATGAATTTTGGCATGATCGACCATAACACCTAATTTAGCTTTTTTAGGACCCCAGTCTTTTCTTTTTACACCCGAAGGATCTTTTATTTTACCCGCACAAATCTTACTAGCATATGCGTTTGCATACGCTGACGGATAAACTTTGAATTTTCTTTTAGCGGCCGCTTTGCCTCTAGCACATAGTTTTGTCATCGTGTCTAAGCCTCTTTCGGTTGTACAACTTCTTAGATTGTACCACTTTTGGTTTAAACAGTAAACGTCCTGCTAAGAGCATTTTTGCGATAGGGTTTCTTAACTTGAAGTTTCTTTTTTTCTTGTTTTTTCTCTGTTCTCGCGCCACGTAATTTACCTTCAATTTGTTTTGGCATTTGTGATCTTGTTATTCCCATTACAATATATCCTTAAATTTTCCTATAACTGGTTTATATTTGACTTTACCCTCAGATCTAAATGCATGCAAGCAACTTGCTCTTCTTTGTTCAGGAATATAACTACAATGAATCCAACCACTATTTGGTTCTCCTGGATTATAAAACTCTAATATAAGTTGATCATATTCTAAATTATCTTTTATCCAATCTGCAACTTCTGCGTTATCTACACCAGGACATTCAAAGTCTGCAGCTTCTGCTTTTGTATGCTGACTATTAATAGAACTGCCTATGGTTAAACATAATTCACCACTGCGAAATCCGCTAGTCACAGTAACTCTTCCGAATCGATCTCTTACAGGTTGTAATATATTTTCACAAAGTGTTTTTAATTTTTCTACTTGGTCTGCTGATGGATTATTATTTATACCCTTACGAATAGCTGTATCTGATTTTGTTAATTCTGAAAGAGTAAAATTACGAGAAAGGTTCATTTTATTTTGGTTGTATAATATTTTCTATATATAAGCTACCATCAATATTTTTACCTATATTAGCTTCAACTTCACCACACATCAACTGTTGATCCTCTTGATTTATATGCCTTTGAGCTTCTCTTTTATGTTTTAAACAATCACTCATTGAGTTTTGAATTCTATGTTCAAGGAGTTCTCCATTTACAAATAAACATAATGCAATAACTAATTTCGCCATTCACACTCCTCGTATTCATTATTATAATCGTACTCTTGAAAAGTACCTTCGTTAATGCCCGTTTCCATTTCCATTAGCAAATTTAATATCTCTTGTAGCGTCTTTTAATTTTTCTATATCTTTTTTTAATTTTGCTATTTCTTTTTCATGATTATCTAACATTACACCTGTATGTACATTCTCTTCTAACATTTTTTGCATTTTTTCAATTTGTTTTGCTTGCCATTCCAAGATCATAAATTGTTCTTGATCAATAGGCTTTTGAACAGATGCCTCTAATAAATCTTTTTCAAATAACTGGTTTTTAGTTTCTAATTGATTAAGTCTTTCAATAACACCAAATGCAAACCACGCGCCAATCACGATTGCACCGATCAACCCAATTAAGTTCCGTAACGGTAAACCGATTGAAGTGTTATCTGAAATTTTTACTGACATGACAAACACTCATCAGAACCAGAATCTAATTCTGCTAGAGCTTCCTCCTTACAATCTTGGCTACAAAAAAGATCTAGTTCATCTTTAGCTTCAAATTCTTTTTTACATTGTTTACATTTTTTCATTTCTTTCTCCTCTTCTTTTTGGTAAATAAGTTTTCAATTTTTTCAAAAAAATCATCTACTGCTCCAAGCAGTTTGTACATAAATTTATCGAACATATTTTACCAGTTAGAGTTTGATTTAGAAACCTTGTGAGCTAAAACTTTTCCTTTATTTGAACCATGTTTAATAACATATCCTGATGTACCATTAGCATTAATATCTACTTCATGCCTTGCATTAAATAAAACTTTTGTTTTAGCAAGTAAAGATTGCTCTTTATTTCTATTTTTAAATAAGTGTGTAAATCTATCTTTCATATTTTACTCCTTTTTTTCTTCCATATTATAAAACATTTTATCGGAGTCTTCAGTAACCATGCTATTATCTTCTGCATCCCAGTAAGTAGTTTGGACTTTATAGTCAGGCCAGCTGTTATCAGTAGTGTATGAATTAACATGCCACAGAATGCGATTATTAGGCTGAGCTGCAAAATTACCGTTATCAAGCTCCAGTATATGTGCACACTTATGTTCTTGAGGTATTTCAGAATGTTCAACATCTAATATATTAGTATCTGGATGTGCCCAATCAATTGTAAATAAATATTTGCCATGATAAAATTTTTTATCTAAGCCAAGAAATTTTCCTCTTATACCATCCAACCAATCAAAGCAATGAACAGAAGGATAATAACTAAAACAATTCCACAATTGAAGTTCGTGCGTCTGCATATTCGGCACATCGGCTCTATCATACGATTTTTGGAAAAACGCTGAGATAGGCAAACGCCAAAAGCACGCACCGTTTGGAAGCATGATATTAAATAAGAGTGCACGTCCTGATATAGATACCAAACCGAATATAACGCAATCTTCGCTTTCATTATAATGTTCTTTAAGATCATAAAGATACTCCTTTCTTACTTTGCAATAAATTGGTGGAACATTTGCATTTAAATAAGCCATCTAACATTTCCACCTTCTCCTTGCAGCACAAATTCTTTTATCTGGAGTCTTGCTACAATTTACATTATGCATTTTCATTTGTCCCGCTGATCTTGCACAATAAGATTTTCTTCTTGCTGCTCTTTTAGGTCCAGGTTTATCTTCTGTTACTGCAGTTTTTAATTTAGATCCTGGATTTTTTCTTCTGTATGCTTCGACACCTTTTTGTGTCATTCCTGCACCAGATTTTGTAGAACGATAGTAGCCTCTACCTTTTGTTCTTGAAGGCATACCACCTTTTTTGTAGATGCCAACATTTTCTCGCTCTACACCTGTATGCTCTTCTAGATAGTCCCCATAATAATCATATGGATTCATTCTATCTATCATGATTAACCGTTAGTAGTTGATAAATTAGGTCCTGAAAATTTGTCAGTTAATAATGTAACTGCTGCAACACTTGTTAATGTTGAAACATAAATACCTTGCGGAAATAAAATACCATCTTCTGGAAAAGAAAAGTTAATAATATCTCCATCTGGTACATCTGCTATGAATAATGTATCACCTGTTGCTGAAGTTGTTTTTAATTCTACAACTCCGTTTCCTCCACCGCTTGAACCAACGATGATACCTCTAAGTCTAACTGGGGGAGCAACGATTGCATTAGTGGTCGCTGCTATAAATCTTGTTGCTTGTATGTCGCTTTTAAAACTCATAATAGTCCTATTATAGTGTTTAAATACAGGGGCGTAAAGACTACGCCCCTGTAAAGTATATTATTACGCTCCTGGAGAACCGAAGATTCCTCTAGGGTCAGACCAACCGAAGCTGTATCTTTCTCTAGCTTTAAATCTTACGTTT